ATATACTATACTTTCTAACTTATTATATATATCTATATCTGTTTCTCTTATTTTCAAAAGTTTAATTCTATATTCTTCTTTTCTCTTTTCAATATACATATTATCAAGTAAATTCTCACACATTGTGTTAATCCCCCCAAAACTAAACTAAATTATTTAATACAACTGATAAATTTACTCAATTTTGTAAGATACATGATAATTCTTCTTCTCACCTGCAATCTTGGTAGATCTATTATTTTCCTCTATCCAAGTTCTCACCTTATCTATTACACTCTTTGTATATTTATTTACAGTACCAGTCCAAGAACCATTAGTTTCCCAAACACCTTTAACTTCACCATCTTCTAAATCAATCTTTTTAATAATCTCACAAACAGCCATCTGAGCTGGTTTATTACTCTTAGAATATATTTTCAGTTTAGATGCTATTTGTTTTGTATCAAAATAATGTTCTTCTTCGTTTATCTCTATTGGTAAATCAATTCCTGCTTTCTTATATAATGTTTTAGCTGTTAATAGTTTTGATTTATTGTCAAAGCCTGCATCATCTAACAATTCTTTTAACATAGATGTACTGTTATAAGCAACTGTAATTTTTCAATCTCACTTGCTTTTTCTCTCAACTTTTCGGGATTGCATTATTAGTTATGTATGCACCAGTTTGTCTTATGCTTGGTAAAACTTCATCGCTTATCCAGTCTTGGAATCTCTCAGCTTCTTCTTTTCTTGATTTAAAGATTAATTTATACACTCCACTTTCAGTAAGAAAATTTTCTCCAGCATTATTAAGTTTTCGGATGTCAGTATTACTGATATCCGAATTTCTTAACTTTACAACTTGCTTTTTATTCATAAGTCTTATATTCTCATTAACATTTTTTATGTCTAAACAGTTTGCTACATCTTTTGAGTTGAATAAAATTCTTCCTTCAAATTCAAATACTTCAATCTCTTTTCCTTCAAACATCATTAATTCATTTTTCATAATATTACACTCCTTAATAATTGATTTTTTTTAAGGAATGACATATACTATAATTGATATACGATAGTATACGTCATAGGGGTTACTCAAACTTTGGTCGGTGGGAGTGACCCTTATTTTTTATTCCTTTTGTTGCAGTTCCTCGTCGATTTTTTCTTCTAGCCATTCTTTCTTGGTTAGATTCTTTTCCTCTAACACTTCATCAAATTTATCTAACTTTTCTTTGTCTAAAAGTACACTAAAACCTCTTTTATCTTTTCGACGATTTTTCATATACTCTGCCCTACTTTTAGTTGCTATTTTATTCACCTCTTTTCTGTAACTCGTTACATTAATAACAATATTGTAACGAGTTACAGTCAATAGGTTTTTACTAATTTTTTCTAATTATTTTACCCAACCGACCAATTTTGAACAGAATAAAAGCACCTACATATTTGTAAGTGCTTTCTTTGTTTATTTAATTTTGAATCCAAATAGTTAATCTAAAACACAATTATTAATTGTTTTATTAGTGAAATCACAGCAATTTACATTCCATATAGTTAATCTAAAACGCTATTGCTGTTGTTGCTCCAATCGCGATTTCTATCAATTTACATTCCATATAGTTAATCTAAAACTGTAACACAATAGAGTTAAGGGCTGGTGGGGTTCCCTATTTACATTCCATATAGTTAATCTAAAACGGGCTTTAGCAACTTGGAGTAATGCTGATACTAGCAATATTTACATTCCATATAGTTAATCTAAAACATTTAAGATTAGATAAAAATCTGTGCGGAATTGTAAAATTTACATTCCATATAGTTAATCTAAAACTTGATAGCATAGAAGAGATGGAAAATATTGATTTACATTTACATTCCATATAGTTAATCTAAAACCCCAAAATAAACTTAGCATTTCCAATACCTACATATATACAATACTCTTAAAATTGCAGTGAGCGGGCAATAGTGCAATTGATAACACTTATCACGCACCCTCAACATCTTAGATTTCAAGTATTAAGCCCTACTTTGTAACAAATATCGCACACTGCAAAACTTCTATATTTTTATTATATCATAAAATCTAAACTATAAAATTAAAATGGAATACTTTGTAAATTTAAAAGCACCTACATACTTGTAAGTGCTTACTATATTATCTATTCTAATAATTCTTTTTTCTTTTTATTATATTCTTCCTGTGTAATTGCTCCTGAATCTAGCAACTCTTTTAGTTTCTTTATTCTATCTAGTGGGTCAACCACTCTGTTTTGAATGTAGTTATTATAACTGTTTTTTTCTTGTTCTATTTTCTCTTGTTCTCGCTTCTCTTCTTCTTTAGTTTTAAGTTCAAACTCATTGAATTCTAAATTTTCAACATTATCTACATTATTTTGTATGTTTCTAAAATAATCAATATAAACAGAATTATATATACCGCCGTCATCTTTTGAATGAAACTTAAAGTACGCCTTGCTTATTTTAATTTTTTTAAGATCATTAGCAATTTCTTTTACAAATTTTTTACATTCTTCAGAATTACTAAATTTTTCATTTTGTACAGTTAAATCAAAATACATACTATATCTTTTAAATTTTCCTACTTTTAATTCATATTTCTTCCCCTTATATTCTTGAGGTACTAAAGCCTCTAGCTTAACTTTTAAATCATTTTCTGATATTTCCATTCCATGTTTTTCAATATATCTTTCTTTGTCTACTTCTTCTTGTATTCTTCTTCTTTCCATTTCTTTTTCTCTTTCTACAGTTTCTCTTTGTGCCTTAACAGTCTCAACTTTATTATCTGCTATCAAGGATTTATCTTCCCAAGTTGCACAAAGATAAATTGAATAAGTGAAAAAAAGAACTGACACAAGACCCATAACTATTTTCTTTTCTATAAAAGAATATATAATCAACAAAAAAGCTATCATAACTAAAATATATTGCATAGAAGAAACAGCTATTATAAGTAAGACTATTGTTATTATTGGTACTAATATCCACATTGTAAAATTCCCCACAAATTACTCATCTCACTCAATATTATAGCATAATTTGGCAAAACAAAAGCACCTACCATTTAAGTAAGTACTTTCTTATTTACAATTAAATTTATTCATCTAGTTAGATTCATCATCATTGTGTATAAAAAATTTCATATTTTTATTGACTATAAAAAATATTATATGCAATATTTTTTCTAATTTGTGGTATAATAAAAACAAGAAGAACTACAATCTATTTGCGGTAGAGTGAAGTTCTATAACTGAAAGTTATTTTTTACGATGATATTTAAAATTTATATCAATCTTTAAGTCACTCTTTGCGGCAGAGTGGCTTTTTACTTTTTTGATTAACTTACTAATCAAATAAACTATGTAACTAGCTGTTACACTAGCTAACACATTAAATAAAAAATTATCCATGTATATTCACCTCCCTTCTTATCGTTGGGAGGATAATTTTTTAATACATGAACTCCACTCTATAAATTGTAGATTACATCTTCTTGCTACAATTATTATAATATATAATTCTTGCATATTTTTCCTATATCTTACTTTTTATTTTATTTTCTATTTTTTCAATAAAAAGCACCTACATATTTGTAAGTGCTTTCTATGTTTATTTAGTTTTATTGATTACTTAATAGGTTAGTACAAATTCCATACCAACCTAAGAATATCTACATAAAATAATTAAATAATATAATCAATAAGTATTTTTTTCACTCTTTTAATCAAATTATTACCTGTTCCCCAATCAATCTGAAATAGTCCAATTGCACTACCAGTTGAGGTAATTTTAACAAGTGTTTTTCCTGTAGTATTTTCACAAATCACTACCAAACCTGCATCACTATTGCTTCTTGCATAATATTTTTCAAAGATTGTAACTATTATAGACTTATTATTTTCTAGGTTATAAATATCAACAGAAACTAAATCTGCTTCCAAATTTTTTTCTACCATTTTCTGTGCTTCTAGTGGTGTCATCTTTACACTAAATACATCTCTTGCCATATCATTCATCACATCCTAAATAAAAATATACTTTTTTAGTATTTTCTGACACTTTTATCAAACAGTATTCCTATTCCTCCTAGTAAAACCAGTATAGAACCAAAATTTCTATATTGTGAAATAGATTGTTCTAAATATATGTTGTATTGTTCGGTAGCTATTGACCCACCATTTTGTTTTATAATACAATCCATATTAAATTGCCCTAGACCTATACAGCAAAATAACACTATTATTCCAATTACAAAAGCAAATATACATATTGTAAGTTTAATATCTTTATTTTCCATAAATACACCTCTCATAATTTAGATTTATTTGTTGTTTTTTACTTGGTGATATATTATCTACATTATACTATACAACATATATATCCATCTATTTCCAAAATTGTAATATTTTCATATATTAGCAATGTTACTATTTTAACTTTAAATTCTACCTTCTTCTACCTCTCTTTTTCTCTCTTTCAGCTTCTTTCATTGCTTCTTCTTCATCTTCAATTTTAATAAGTATTGAGTCGTCTGCTAATGCTCTCTCATTAACTTCTAAATTCATATATTCACTAGGTTTCCACTTTAGCTTTTGAATGCAATTTAGTCTTAATCCTTCTTTTAATATATTTATACTTGCATTTATATCTCTATCGTGAGTTTCATTGCAACTAGGACAAATCCATTCTCTTATATTTAAGTCCTTCACTTCCTCGTTTTTATACCCACATTTATTGCATATTTGTGAACTTGCAAAGAATTTACCTACCTTTACAATTTTTCTACCATGCCAATTAGCCTTGTATTCTAATTGACGAATAAATTCTGACCATGATACATCTGAAATTAAGCGAGATAGTTTACGATTTCTAATCATATTCTTTACTTGTAAATCTTCTATGCAAATAATATCATTCTCTTTTATTAATTTAGTAGATAGTTTTTGTAGAAAATCATTTCTTTGATTAGCTATATGTTCTTGAAGTCTTGCAACTTTTAATCTTGCTTTATTTCTATTTAAACTACCGATTGTTTTTCTCGATAATTCTCTTTGTAATTTAGCAAGTTTGTTTAATGACTTCT